CTCGCACCCGAGAAGTCACAGTTCGGAAAATCAAGTGGTGCAAGATCACCTCGAAAGACATCCTCGAAGAAAACGAGTGGGTAGGCAAATGGATCCCGGTCATCAAGGTGATCGGGGACGAGGTTGATATCGAAGGCAAAGCGAGCCTGGCAGGGATTATCCGAGATGCTAAAGATCCGCAGCGTATGTACAACTATTGGCGCACGGCAGAGACGGAACTTATTGCCCTTGCTCCTAAAGCGCCGTGGATCATGGAAGAAGGTCAGGTCGAAGGTCATGAGCAGAGATGGCGTGACGCGAATAACAAATCGATGCCGTACCTGCTCTACAAGGGCACGTCAATCGCTGGAAAACCTGCGCCTGCGCCGCAGCGTCAGCCGTTCGCTGGTAGCCCAGATGGAGTCACGAAAGCTGCCATAGCCGCCGCGCAGGACATGCAGGCGACAACCGGCATCAGGTTCGACGCTACCTTACAGGAGCGTATGCTTACAGGAGCGTATGTATGATGAAAGCGGCAAGGCGCTACGAGAACTTAAGAGGGTTGGCGATCTTGGCAATTTTCATTATGTGGATAACCTTTCTCGATCTCTTCGTCACACAGGCCGGATCCTTATTGACCTCATTCCTAAAATTTATGATACCCCTCGGATCGTAACCATCCTGCGCGAGGACGATAGCGAGGAACAGGTCAAGATCGATCCGACACAAGGCAAGGCGGCGGGACAGGAAAAGCTCCCTGACGGCAAGATCCAGAAGCTGTTCAACCCGAAACTGGGCGAGTACGAGGTCGCGGTCACGGTAGGCCCGAGCTACGCCACCAAGCGCGCGGAAGCCGCTGATTCGATGATGGCGTTCATGAAGGTCGTGCCGAATGCAGCGCCCTTGATTGGCGATCTGATCGCCAAGAACATGGACTGGCCTGGAGCGGAGGAAATTTCCCAGCGCCTGCACACCATGCTGCCGCCAGCGCTTCAGTCGAAAGACCTGAACAACCTGCCAATGGAAGCGCGCGGCGTCGTGGCGGGTCTGCAAAAGCAGCTTGGCGAGCTTGCGCAGCAGCATCAGAAGGCGCTGGCGCTGCTTGGCGACAAGGAAGCCGACCGTAACGTGAAGATCGACAAGCAGGAAAAGGATTTCGAGGCGAAGCTGACCGCCATCGCGGCGGATCTCACAAAACACTTCGCCCAAACCGTGCAAAGCGAGATCGGCCAGGTACGCGAGGCCGTGATCAAGCTGGAGCAAGGATTGCAAGCCAAACAAACCAAGGAAACCCAAGGAGCATCCAATGGCTGACGCGCTGCCGATCAAGAAAGACCTGGTTCTCGACCTTCTGGACTCGAAGTCTCCCGCTTTGTCATCCACAAGCGATATGCCTGTCGTGGAGACAAAGCCGGATGCTTCTCCTCCCAAGGAAGAGGCAACGAAAGATGAGGCTGTGCCACCGGCAGAAGAGGCCGGAGAGGCGGAACAATCCGGGGAATCAGCGACCCCGGCGACGGAAGGAACTCCCGGTCAACCAGCGGAGCAGAAACCTGCCCGTGGGGTTGGGAAGAAGATCCAGGAGCTGACCAAGCGTGCGGAAGAAGCAGAACGCAAGGCGAGGGAAGCCGAGGAAAATCTGACTCGAACACTGAAGGCCATCGAGGACGGCAGGATGCACGAGCCGAAATCGGATGATAAGCCCGAAGTCGAGACGGATCCGGAACCCGCAAGGCCCAACAAGGCTGATTTCTCCGACCCCGAAGCGTGGGATGCCGCTGTCATCCAGTATGCGGATGAAAAAGCAGCATGGACCGCAAGGCGGGAAGTCAAGGCAGCGCGCGAAGCCGACGAGAAACAACGGTTCGAGCGTGCGCAGGCCGAAGCCCAGAAGGCGACGCAGGAAGCATTCCAGGCCAGAGTCGATAAGACTGTCGAGAAGTACCCGGATTTCCACGAAGTCGCGGAATCCCCCGATGTCAAGATCACGATGGCCATGGCACATGCAATCGTCAATCACGAGCAGGGACCGGAGCTTCAATATCACCTCGGCAAACACCCGGAAGAAGCCAAGCGTATCAGCGCGCTCCCCATTGCCGCGCAGCTCGTAGAGCTAGGCGTGATCGCAGCAGGCTTTCGCAACCAGGCAGCGCCTGTAGCGGAGGCGGCAGCGCCCGCCAAACCCATAACCAGCGCACCTGCGCCGATCAAACCTGTTACCCAGGGGACCGGAACCGTGGCCAAAGACCCATCAGAGATGTCGATGGATGAGTACGCCGCCTTCCGCAAACCGCAGTTGCAGGGAGAAAGGCGCCCAGGACGCCGTTGATAACGGAGTAAACCATGTCTTCCAATTCGCTTCTCAGCCCTTCGATTATCACGAAAGAATCGCTCGTGATTCTCGAAAACAACCTGGTGGCTGCGAATCGGGTCAACCGGAAGTTCGAGAACCAGTTCGTCAAGATCGGTTCCTCGCTCACCATCCGGAAACCGAACCGATTCACGGTCAACTCGGGCGCAGGCCTCGCGGTGCAGGATATCGCGGAGCCGAGCGTCAGCATCACGGTATCCAACCAGAAACACGTCGATTTCCAGTTCACGAGCCAGGATCTGACCCTCACCATCGAGGAGTTCAGCGAACGGTATCTGAAGCCCGCGATGGCAACGCTGGCCAATCAGGTGGACTACGACGTGCTGCAACTGTATTCCAGCTTCTCGAACCTGGTTGGCACGCCGAACACCACGCCTGCGACGTTCTCGTCCAGCGTGCAGTTGACGGGCCGTCGCCATGACGACCTCGCTGCGCCGCAGGACAATCGCACGCTCGTTCTGAACCCCGCAGCCTACTGGGCCATCGCCAACGGCCTGACGGGCTCGTTCGTGATGCCGACCGCCAAGGAAGCCGTCGTCAAAGGCTATCTGGCGACCATCGGTAACTACGAAATCTACATGGACCAGAACGTCCCGACGCTGGCAACCGGCATTCACGTCACCACGAGCGGCAAGGTGACGGCGAACGGCCAGGGGCTTGCGGGCACGATCTCGACGCACGGCTGGAACACGACCGACACGTTCCTGGTGGGCGAAGTGGTCACGTTCAGCGGTACGCACGCGATCAACCCGCAGTCCAGGATCACCACAGGGGTTCTCAAGCCCTTCGTGATCAACACGTCTTCGGTGGTGGCGGGCGGTACGACTACGCTCAACATCAGCCCGTCGATTGTCACGAGCGGCCCGTATCAGAACGTGGATAACCAGCCGGTTTCGACCGACACGGTTGCCATCCTGACCGGCACGGGTTCGGCGTCTTCGTCCTACCCGCAGAACATGGCCTTCACCCGCGATGCGATGGGCCTGGTCATGGTCCCGATGGAGATTCCGCAAGGCGTGGACTTTGCCGCGCGGGAAACCTATCGCAACATCTCGATGCGCGCCATTCGGGCATACGACATCAACAACGACGTGTTCCCGACTCGTATCGACATTCTGTACGGCACGGCTCAGTACTACGATGAGCTTGGCGTGCGGCTCACGGGTTAATCGGAGGCTATCATGGGTATCGCTACTACCACCACCACGGCGGCGCCCCGCCAGCTCTCGGACGGCAACTCTCAAGGCACCGTCCTCGGCAAAAGCGCAACCGACCTGATCTCGTTCTACGGCACGACCGCCATTGCGAAGGTGAGCGTCGTTGGATCGAACACTCTCTCGACGACCGTCAGCTCCACCGGGGCTTACGGTTTCGGGGACTCGACCACGGCGAGCACCATCGTTGCGGCTATCGTTCAACTCAACAAACTGGGGATCATCTGATCTTCGGCCTAAAGGAGGCGGGAGCGCTTGCGCAGGTTGTCTACTACGCGCAGGCGCTCTCGTTCCAGGCCGCTAACGGAAACAGCGCAGAACTCCAATCAACCAAGGAGGAACTAGACCGTGCATATGAAGCCGCTTTCGGATGTCGTCATCATCGAGCAACAACGCGTCGAAAAGGTAGGAGAAATCCTGATCCCGATTGAGTCTGCGGACTTCCGCGAGGACATCGGAAAGGTCATCTCCTGCGGCCCTGGCGCGCTCTCGGACGATGGAAAGCTGCTCCCTATGTACGTGAAGGAAGGCGACAAGGTGCTCTTCTCGACGCACGGCCATCAGGTCACGAAGATCGATGGCAAGGAACTGATCGTGCTGCGTCAGAACTCGATCATTGCCATCCTAGAGGAAGAAGGAATGCAAATAATGGATTACGAAAAAGGTGGATTAGGGGATCCTGATAATGGCCTTAATGGCCTTTACTCGCCAAGGATTGCCAGTGCCTAAAGTCTCGATCTGCACGAGCGTACTTAACCAATCCGAGCTGCTGCGCGGGATGATCGAATCCGTGCGCGCACAGACTTTTGAAGACTGGGAACTCATCATCGTCGATGACGGGTCCAGCGAAGACATCCCCTCGGTCGTGGCGAACTTCAACGACCCTCGAATCAAGGTGGAAAGCTTCCCACAGAACCGAGGGGTGCCGCACGGCATCAACCGCGCGCTTTCCTTGGCGCAAGGAGAATACATTGGCGTACTCTCGACGGACGAAATCATCTGGGCCGAAAAGCTCCAGATCCAGGTGGATTACCTCGATTCGCATCCCGACATCGGGGCTGTCTGGGGTCTGCCACAGCAAGGCCCACTCGGGGAACGTCCCAGTTACGAGCAATACATGCTTCGTGCGCATGACCGATCTAGAGAAGCCTGGATTCGCACACTTGTTAATCTAGAGAACATCCCCATCGGCGGGGCTGCGATGCTGATGCGCAAGTCCTGCATCGACAAGATCGGGCTGTTCGATCCCGAGCACTTCACGACCTCGGACCTTGAGTGGTTCACGCGGTTCTTCGAGAACTTTGAGGGGCGCATCCTGCCGTACCGCTTCGCCATCGAAGTGCATAAGGACGAGACGCCGCTGCGTAAGACCGTGACCCCGGAGCAGTTCAGGGCCGATATGGCGCGGGTCAAGGAAAAGCACCCCGTCAAGCCCAAGAAGGTCATGAAGGATGTCACCATCGGCATCCCTGTTCGCAACATGGCGGGCACCATCGCTGCCACGATCAATAGCATCCGCGCGCAGACCTGGGAGCACTGGAAGATCATGGTGCTGGACGATGCCTCAACCGACAACACGGTCGATATCGTCAAGTCCTTTGCCGATCCCCGCATCCAGTTGTTCCAGTTTGACGAGAACCGGGGGTGTAACGAAGCGCAGAACCAGATGCTCGCGCGCTGCGATACTCCGTTCTTCGTGGTGCTAGCGGCTGACGATACGCTCGATCCGATGTTCCTTGAGAAGTGCATCGCCTCGTTTGCCGCAGACCCTTGGCTTGAGTTCGTGGCTTCGCAGACCGATTTCATAGACGAATCTGGCGAGCCGCACAAATCGGAGCATTCGCTTAAGAACATCGCCAAGGCGCAGAACATGGCGCGCGAGCGATGGCTGCAGGTGCTGTATCAGGGCAACTTGTACTTCGGCGCCGGGATGTACCGCACCGATGTTGCCAAGCAGCTGGGCGGCTGGGATACCACAGTTGGGGTGCTGGCCGACTACGATATGTACCTGAAACTCTTGCAGCGGGAGAACATCTTCGTCATCGAAGAACCGCTCACGCATACGCGCATCCACGAGGGACAGCGCAGCATCCTGAAGACGCGAGAGCAGCAGCAGGAGTTGAAAGAGCACTACCACATCATCAAGTCGCGTTACTACCCGCCGCGCCGCAAGGTGATCATCGCTACGCCGTTCTACGAAATGCGCGGCTTCGCGCCCTATATCTCAAGCCTCGTGGGCAGCATCAAGCTGCTTGATCACTTCAATATCGACTTCGACTTCTGGCAGATTTCTGGCGACAGCTACGTTGAGCGGGCGAAGAACACGATCATGAACAGGTTCCTGGAGGATCCCGCGAACACGGACCTTTTCATCATCGACTCCGACATGGAATGGAACGCGGACGCGAGCATCAAGTTGCTGAAGCTCGACGAGGAGATCGTGACCGGAAGCTACCCGCAGAAGAACTCCTGGGGCAAGTTCACCGGCATCCCCGAGATGATCGAGGAGGACGGAAAGGTTCATCCCGTGGGCCGGGTGCTGGAGGACAAGACAGCGCTCTTGAAGGCTAATTACCTGGCAGGCGGTTTCATGCGCATCAAGAGGAGCGCGCTGGAGAAGTTCCGCGACGCGTACCCCGAGCACCGATACTACGATTCGAGCGCCGATCCTTCGTTCCCGATGCGTATCTACACCGAGTTCTGCTGCTGCACAACCGAGAAGATGAACGAGACGGACGAGATTCCGCTGCGCTGGGGCGAAGATCGCATCATGGGCAAGCGCTTCAAGGCCATCGGGATCGATAGCTGGATCTACCCCAACATCAACTTCGGCCACTACGGCATCAAGGGCTGGCAGGGAAACTACGACCATTGGCTGCGAAACCCTGACAGGCAAGCCGCCACGACCGAGCATTCGCTTGTGGAGAAGATGTCATGACAACCGCCAGCACGATCCTGACAGATGCCGCGAAGGCAATCCGATACATTGGTCGCACAGAGGTTCTGAGTGCGCAGGATGCTACCGATGCCCTGCGTATTTTTAACAGGATGCTCGATAGCTGGTCGAACGAAAACCTGCTGTCATGGGTCGTGCTGGAGCGAAGTTTTACGCTCACCGTTGGAACCTCCAGTTACACCATCGGATCAGGCGGTACGTTGAACGTCACGCGCCCTCTGGATATCACGGAAGCCTATGTGCAGGATACCAACGGAAACAACTACAACCTGACGATCAGAACGCGAGACAAATGGAACCAGATCGGCAATCGGTCTAGCACCATCACGAGCCAGATACCGACCGACTTGTTCTATGACCCGCAGTATCCGCTTGGGGTGATCAACATCTTCCCGACACCACTGATCGCGTACACCGTCTTCTACGATTCCACGCAGCAGCAGGTGGATATGTCTGCGCTGACCACCACGCTATCGGTGCCGGAGGGGTACGAGCAGGCCTATGTGCTAAACCTCGCGCTACAGCTCATCAGTGCCGGTTTCCCCGCGATGCTCAAGCCCGAGGAGATGGCCACGCTGATCGAGAACGCGCGCCAGGCGAAGGCGAACATCAAGCGCACGAACATCAAGGATGTCATCGCAAACTATGACCCGTACATCGTTTCGCGCTCGTTCGCTACCTACAACATCTATCGGGATTCTACGAATTGAGAGTGGAACTTTTCGGCGTAGGAACAAAATCCGAGTCCTGGGCGATCACCGCCCAGAAGCGGATCAATTGCCTCGTCGAAGTCCGGCGCGAGCAGGATCGAACGCGAATGGCGCTTACCGGAAGGCCTGGACTGACCGCATGGGTCACAACCCTGGGCGGCAATACCACGCGCGGCATGTGGCCCGTCAACACGCTTTCCACGCCGCTCTTGTTCGTTGTGCAATCCGGGACGCTCTACTCGATCAACAACGCTGGAACGACTTCTGCGATAGGTACTATCGGCACGACTAGCGGCGATGTGTCGATGGCGGACGATGGCACGTATCTTGTGCTGGTGGACGGTGCCAAGGGGTATTACTACAACATGATCACCCCTGCAGGCCTTAACCAGATCACGGACGGAAACTTTACGACCAGCCCAAAGTTCGTCACATGGCAGGACACCTACTTTGCGGTGTGCTCTGGCGCGACGAACCAATGGCAACTGTCGAACAACGCAGACCCGACGACCTGGCCTGCGGTCAACATCGGGTTTACCGGCTCGAACCCAGGCGCCTTGAAGGCGATCATGGCAGATCACTCGGTCATGAACATCTTCGGGCTGGACTATTCCGAGTTCTGGCAGGACACCGGATCGCCCGATTTCCCCTACGCGAACATCCCCGGCTCGGCGCAGGAGTTCGGACTTGCCTCTACATGGTCGCTTGCCAAGTACGACAACTCGCTCGCAGGGCTTTTCCAGAACAAGATGGGAGGAACGATTGCGGGCCGGATGTCAGGGTTTCACATCAAGAAGATTTCAGATCACGATATCGACGAAATCTTCGGAGGCTATACGACCGTAGGAGATGCGCGCGCGTTTGGCTACATGATGCAGGGCCATCCGATGTACGTCGTCAACTTCCCGACAGAGGACGATTCATGGGCCTACGACGGATACTCGAATGCCTGGAGCGAGTATCAGGCAACCGATGGCACGCGATTCTGGGGTGAGAAGTTCGCTTACTTCCAGAACAAGTTCCTGGTTTCCGACCGTCGTAACGGAAACATTTACCAGCTAGACGACGCGACATACACCGATAACGGAAGCTCCATTCCGATGGAGGTCTGGTCTAAGCACATCTGGCACGACGACAAGTACGTCGGAATCGACAGCATCCAGATAGACATGGAATCTGGCATAGGGCTTGTCACAGGACAGGGCGTGACGCCGGTCATCGATCTGCAGGTATCGAAAGATGGCGGAAACTTGATCTGGCGTAGCCTTGGCGCGGCGCGCGACTGGGTTTTGAAGCTTCGTATCACGGATCCGGTCAAGCGCGTCATCACTGGCGCGAGCGCCGAAGTTACCGTGGGGGCATTCTGATGGCGACCATCGACGGCCCCAAAGTCCAGATGCCATCCACCATGTCCCAGATGTTCGAGACGGACGGACAAGGCAACATCACGGGAATGCGCGCCGAGTGGGCGCAGTTCTTCCATGCCGTACAGGGCATCGTGTACAACGAATCGCGCAGCGGCCCCAGCTCCTCGCGCCCGACCTCGACGACGCCTTGGCGCTACATCGGGATGCCGTATTTCGACACGAATCTGAGTAGCACGCTGTTCCTGCAGAGTATCAATCCGGATGCCTGGGTTGGAAGCTACGATACGCACAAGAGCGTTGATCAGGCTTTCTCGACCACGACGATGACGAACGACACTGAAATGTTGATTCCACTGATGGCGAACGATCACTTCGTTGGCAGGGTTTTCGCAGACATCGGGGATGGCTTGCGCGCGACCGGAGTCAAGGTGGCGCTGACGGCCCCTACGGGTGCGACAGGAACTTATGTTGCCGGGTTGATGCTAGACAACACCGGGGCGGGCGACGTGGATATGGAAACTGCTTCCACGATGGGCCAAGTGCTGGACTTCACCGCTGCGGGTATCTCAACTGCGCTTAAGGGGATGATGGAAATCGCGTTCCACGTCCAGAACAGCACGACGCCGGGGAACCTGCAGTTGCAGTTTGCGCAATCCACGGCCTCCAGCACCGCCGTGACGGTAAAGACAGCCACACAAATCTCTGCGGAGAAGATCACATGATGGATCTGGGGCAACTGACCGAACACGAATCCCGCGCCTGGGACGCTTATTTCTGCTCCGTGGCCGCGATGCAATTCCATCCCGGAAATACGCATGGAACCGGGGAATCTTTGCCGATTGAGCAATGCGCCGAGATTGCGGATCGTATGCTCATTGAACGGAGGAAAAGACAATGCCTTGGATCATAGGCGGCGCTGTATTAGGCAGCGCATTGCTTGGGAGTCAGGCCGCTGGAAGTGCTGCCGACACACAATCTGCCGCTGCGCAACAGGCGGCACAAGTTCAGAGGGAACAATATCAGCAGACGCGCTCTGACTTGATGCCGTGGCAGCAGGCCGGGCAGGTAGGCTTGAGCCAGTTGCAGGCCAGATTACCGGAATTCACAAAGCCGTTTGGCATGGAGGACTTCCAGGCCTCGCCTGCCTATCAGTTCAACCTTGAGCAAGGACAGAAGGCGATTAACAAGGGAGCTGCGGCTAGGGGCACGTTCTACAACCCAGCGACGCTTCAGGACTTGGCGAAATACTCGCAAGGCCTTGCGTCGAACGAGTTCCAGAATGCGTTCTCGAACTACAACACGAACTTGAACAACATCTGGAATCGTCTCTACGGCCTGTCGGGGACAGGGCAGAATGCAGGGCAGAATGCGGCTGCGCAAACGGGAGGATTCGGCGCTGGCGCAGCCCAAAACATCGGCGCCGACATTACTGGTGCAGCTAATGCTCAAGCTGCTGGTACTGTCGGCATGGCTAATGCGATCACTGGGGCGCTAGGGCAGGGAACGAACGCCTACTTGATGAACCAGATCCTGCAGCAAAATCAAGCAGGCCTCGTTAATCCTGCAAATACGAGTTGGGGCAACATGAGCAACATGGGATACGGATATTGATATGCCTATCGATCCCTCGATTCCTCTTGGCGTAAAGCAGCCGCAGATCATCAACCCTGCGCAGTTGATCTCGCTGAAGAACCTGCAGCGGGCCGGGCAGATTCAGGAGTTGACGCTTGCCGAGCAACAACGCCAAGCGCGTGAGCGAGGTCAAGTACAGCAGACGTTCCAGCAGCCTGGCGCTATCGATCCAACGACCGGGATGCCGACCAGCGAGGCTATAGGGCGCGTCATGC